TCAAAATACCCTTGATCTTCATAATTTTGTACAAGTTGACCATCAGAAGACCAAAGAGGTAAACCACTATAATTATCAACCATAGAAGGAATACCACTTTTATATTCAACAACAATATAACCACCATCTGTAGGTGCCTGAGTATAGTTTATAATTACGTTTCTGTTTGTAGTATTGTTTCCAATTGGAAATATTCCAGATTCTTGTGTTGAATTAGTTGAGGGGGCAAACCATCTTTTAAGTGATCCAATAATTGTTCCACTTACCCAATTAATTTCACCAGGATTTGATGTACTTGAACCAATCTCTAAAGTATGTCCGTTTAAATTAACATTACCATTAACCATTTCTAAACGATTTGTAATTGTGGTGTTGGATGATAAAGTATAACCGTTTGCGTTATTTAATCTTAAACCGTGAAAGTTTGTGATGTTTGTTCCGTTTATATTTTGTGGTACATTTCCAGTAAATCCCCATATTGTACCTGAACCTAAATTGTTCGTTCCTGTGTTATTGGATAAATTGGTGTTATATAAATTTACAATTGGGTTATTTGTTGATACTATATTTGTACCACTAGACACAACTAATGAACCTTGTGAATAAATCCACAATGGAAAAAATAATATGAGTATAAATTTTATCATTGGTTAGTAAATTCCATTGATCCGTTTAAGTAAACTGTTTGACTAGCAGTAGAGGATGATTTTATCATTATCATAATTACTTCCCCCGCATTTATTGTTGTTGCAGTAGGAGTTATATTGACTGATGTCATTCCGTAAGCAACAGTTGGTGAAACTGTTACGTTAGTTGAAGCAATTAAAGCCGCCCCTGTACCTAAAACTGTTGCATTTTCTGCTATGGGGTATTTATAAACGGATACGGCATATATTTTATTTGTTGTACTATTTGAAATCCACATTCTAAATCCAGTCATAGTACAAGCCTGTGTTGCAGTGAATGTAAAAGCATTTTGAATAGGAACCGCTAATCCACTTCTATCTGGAGATGTTCCTTGAGCCGTAGATGTTAATGTTTGAGATGCCGTTAAAGTATACCAAAGGTTAGCAGCAACTGATAGTCCCGTTCCGTTAGTAAAATTAATGTTAAATTTATTCGCCTTTGTTGACCAAGAAGTAATACCAGAACCATTAGTTTGTAAAACTTGTCCAGAAGTCCCAGCAGAGGTTGGTAATGTTAAAGTTAGATTTGAACTTAAATCCCCACTTTGTAGTGTAGTATAAAGTGTTGGTGTTGCACCCGCCTCTAACATTCTAACATAACCGTTAGTGGTTACATTACCAGCCTCAGTGACAGAAAATACAGATGTTGAACCACCATCCGGAGCAATATCAAATGATTGAGTACCATTGGCGTCTTTATCTAACACCATTCTAATATCAGTATTACTATTCACTCTTAAAATACCATTAGACCCACCTGAGATACCTGGACCATTTATATCAGAACCATTAATGTTAATATCACCACCTAAAGTACCGTTACCATCTATATTATAATTTGCAGATGTTTGAGTTGATGTTCCATTTTGTATATAATTTGTACTACCTGCAGATGGTTCGACACCACTTATTGTTGTATTTGTAACTGATGTTATTCTGCCTTGATTATCTGTTGTTAATACGGGAGTTTGAGTAGATGAACCATATGTTCCGGCAGTACCTACATTTGGCATCGATATTGTCCCTGACGCAGTGATTGTACCACCATTAAGTCCGCTCCCTGCCGTTACACTTGTTAATGTACCTCCACTATTATCATCTGTTGATGATATTGTAAAGTTAGGGTAAGTTCCAGTTATTGTTGTCGCCCCACCGCTTGTTAATGACACTGTTTGATCAGGACTTGTGTTTGTGATTGTATTACTCGCAACACTAATCCCTGTACCCGCAGTATACAAAGATTCAGTCCCTGTCGCTAATCTTACCCAAGAAGAACCATCATAGAAATAAAATCCTGAAGTACCATTAGTCTGATAAACTAATAACCCACTTGCGGGTGAGGAGATTGAACTTCTTTCAGATTGTAACATTCTAGGTATCAACATACCTTTTGATGTTGATTTAACATCTAAAATAGATGAGTTATCTGGATTACTACCATCTGAATTTATCCCTACACCTTGTGAAAAGAAATTTAAGAAAATAAACGTAAATAATATTGTAAGATAGTTTTTCATAATTAAGTGGTTTTACTTATAAATATTTGAATACTAAAGATTATTCGGTATAAAATAAACTTTAATGTTATTTTATGTTTAAAACCATATTATAAATTAGCATATAACAAAAAAGGTCAGATTTCTCTGACCTTTTCCTTATGTAAAGATATTGATTATCTCAATTCTCTCAAGTCGAATGTTCTAACACCATCAACTGTGATTCTACCATAGAAACGGTTGTTAACCATTTTCTTAGCGTATCTCGTCATGATACCTTTGATAGGTGTAAAGTTGAATGGGTTATACATTGTAGGTGTTAATTGTAGAGGTACATATGGAGCGTAAACGTATCCTGTATCTAACAATGAAGAACCTTTATGTCCTAACAAGATTGTGTTAGGTGGGAAGTAAGGATCTCTATACACTTGGTATCTTCCTGATAATGTACCAACTCTTTCAATACCCATGTTGTATTGATCTTGCTCAGGTGAAGCGTTAGATACGTGGAAGTACTCAAGGTCATCAAAGATAGCTGAAATCTCAGAAGAAACAACAATCCAATTGGCACCACCTCTAAGTGTAGACTTGTGGATTTGTGCAGAAACTTGGTTAATTGCGGTAATCAAAGTTTGATTCCAATCTTTTTGTGTGTATTGAGTTAATGGATTTGCTGCTGTTCCTCTTTTCCATCCATTGTAATCCCATCTTAAAGTCCATGCAGCTCCTTTTCTAAGGTCTCTCAAGATTTCTCTATCAATTTCAGCAGCTACTTGTTCAGACAATAAAGCCGTTAATTCAGCTTCAGCATCGATGTTATGGAATGCAGAAACGTCTTGTGCCAATTCAGGAGACCATTGTGCTCTTAGTTTTCTTTCTGTAACAGATACAGTAACTGACTCAAGGTCAAAAGAAACTTCACCAATTTTATCTTCAAATTCTAATTCTTGATATACTCTATAAGTTGCGGTGAATTCTGTGTTAACACCTGCATCACCAGCAATAGTAGTAGTTAAACCTGAATAACCATCTAATGAAGTTGCTCCTATTGAACAAGGTACTTGTAAATCTACTTCTAAGTAAATTTTACCGTCAGCAGAACAAATATTATCATAAGAACCACCGTTTCCATCAGTACCAAAAGTTGTTGAAGTTTGTGTACCATATTGAACAATTCCTTTACCGTATTTTTGAGTTACTACTCTAAATAATAGGTTAGAACCAGAAACTCCTGAAAAAGCAGCGCCCGCACCACTATTAGCAGTCACTGTTAAATCAGAAAGGAATGATTCGTTATCCATTTCTTGACCATCAGGACCAATTAATTTACCTGCTCCTGCGTTAGAGAATCCTGACATAACAAGTAATACTTTTCTATATTCACCAGCAGTATACCCTGAAGGAATTAATTCACCATTTGACCACACAACTGTAGTAACAGAAGCGGTAAGTGCTGAATATCTACCTTTTGAATAATCAAAAAGACCTGCGGGATCTAAACCAGGCTCATTTCCTTCATAAAATCTGTCATAAAGGTTTTTTCCTGAATTATAAGCCGCTTGAGAAGCTGCTTGAGTTGGTCCTCCATCTGCACCAATAGGTGAAAAATGTTCATTACCAGTATTATAACCTTGAATTTTAGGTACAAAGTAGAACAATTTACCGATTGGTAAGTTCATTGCTTGTACTGATACTAAATCGTTAGCTAATAATTTAGAGAATACTCTTCTAACGATAGGGAATACAACTGTTTCAAAAGAACCTGAACTATCAGTTGATGCCGCTTCATTAATTAGGTGAGACGCTTGGTTTTCATATAATTGTGCCATGTTCTCTTTAACGTGTCCTCTTAGACCGTCTAGGAATCCTAATCTATCCCATTTGTTGATTGTATCTTCTTTGATAACTTTAAGGTGTTTTAACCCAATGTTACCAACAAGACCTGATTCTAATAATGCTCCCATTTTTTAATTTTTAATTAGAGTTTATTTTTATTTTATGTATATAAATATACAGTAATTTTAAAAAGTTTATTTTTTATTTAATTTTTGCCATTAAATCTCTCATTCTCAAGAATTGAGGATTTTCATAAGTTTTACTTTCAATCAAATTAGTTGCCGATCCAGTCTGTGGTGTTTTAATAACTTTTCTCTCGATAGATTC